TCCCATCACCAGCTTGGCGACATCGGTCAGGGGGACGTTGGGGTGCATGGTGTGTCCTTTCGGTCATGGGCCGGCCCGGGCCGGCCCGTAGGGTTAGGCGCGTGCGGCCAGGGTGGCGAAGTGGCTGCGGGTGGCGGCGCTGTTGGGCGGCGTCACGGCGGCGGACAGGGAGGGCTGGCCATCCATGCGGAACACCAGCTTGTAGGCGACGATGTCCTGGTCGAAGTGCAGGTGCATGGACTCGCTGAAGGATTCGCCGCCGGCCTTGGTGATGGAGCGGTAGCCGCCCATGTTGGCCAGGATCAGGTCGCCGACATCGCCGACGGTGTCACAGGCGTCGGTTTCGATCAGGGGCCGGCCGAGCAGGAAGCCGTTGGGCGCGCCCTGGAAGCCCTGGTTGTTCGGCACCCAGATCGGGTTGCTGTTGAGCGACAGGGTGATGATCTGGGGGAAGGCGTCCGGGTTGTGCAGCCATACCACCGGGCCGCCGGCCTTGAACACCCGGGCGTACATCTTGGCGATGTTGGCGGCGACGATGGAGTCGGCGGCCTGGCTGGTTTCCTTGGCGACCTCCACCACGGAGCCGCCGCGCAGGATGCCCAGGGGCTGGCCGACGCCGGTGCCGTTGATGATGGCGTCGTTGGACTTCCAACGCACGGCCTGGCCCATCTTGTTGCGCAGGTAGGCGGCCATGGCCTGGGTATCGGCCAGCAGCTCGTCGGTGGCCTTGACCATGCACACCAGCTTTTTCAGGCGCAGGTGGTCGAGACTGAGCACCGGCTTGCGCTCGGTGTTGGTATCGCCCTCGCCTTCCCAGTTCGCGATGACGCCGGTGGAGCCCCAGGGCGTGGTCTCGTCTTTGGGGAAGGACATGCTGTTGCCGGTGACCGGGGTGGAGTCGGTCATGGCCAGCAGGGAGTCTTCTTCCATGGCCAGGGCGGCGATGGCTTGGGCGAACTGGGGCGGGACGGCGAAACCGCCGTCGCCGCCGCTGCCTTCGTTGGCGTAGCTGGTGGCGGCGGCGCGTACCAGGCGCTCGTCGACGCGACCATTGCCGAGGGCGGCGTTGCGCACGTGGTGGGCAAATTCGCCGAAGTGTTTGAAACCGTTGGTCTGGGCGTCCAGGTTGTCCTGGGCCCGAGCCCCGGCGCCATAGGTGGCGTGGGCCGGGCCGGCGGCCATGGCCTTCATCAGGGCGGCGTTGAGCTGGTCTTTTTCCCAGCCCTCGGCGACGGCCTGCATGGCCAAGGCTTCGCCGCCGAACTTGGCGTAGGCCTTACCGGTGTCGATCAGATCGCGGTTACGGGCCTGGATGTCGGCCAGGGCCTTGGCTTGGATGGCCTGCACATCCACCGGAGCGGCGGGGGCAGGGGCGGTGGTGGCGGGATCAGCCATGGTGGTGCTCCTAGTGATTGCGGGTTCGGGCGGGGTTTGCTTGGTGCGGACTTCGCCCGGTTTCGGGTCCGCTGCAATGGTGTGATTCAGGTTGTGGCGGGCCTGGATGCAGGCGCGCAGGCTGGCGGCGATCTGCTCTACCGGCCGGGTACGGGCCGGCGGCGGTGCGAGTTCGCCGCGGATGATCTCGGGGTCCGTGACGATTGCGTCGACGAAACCCTGGTCCAGGCAGTCCTGCGGGGCGAAGTGGTGGTCGGTCCCGTCCAGGTAGGCCTTGACATCGACGCCAGTGAGGCGGAGGTAGTCGTCGGCGAAGATGGCGGTGATCTCGTCGAGCATGTCGGCGACTTCGCGCAACTGCTCGGCGGTGCCCGATACGTCCTCAGCCCAGGGCTTGTGGATCATGATGCCGCTGGCATTGGCGGCGATCTCGCGGCGCTTGCCGCTCATGGCGATCAGCGAGGCGATGGAATAAGCGCGGTCTTCGACCCGGGTGGTGATGGCGTGCGGGTAAGACTTGATGGCCTCGGCGATGCGCAGGCCCTGGATATAGCTGCCGCCGATGGAGTTGATGCAGATCAACAGCGGCGTGCCCATGGCGGCGTACCAATTGAGGGCGTCGATGAAGTAGTCGGCATCGACCGCGTCGCCGTCGTCCCAGTAGCCGATGACACCGTCGATCTCGATCTCGACCTGGTTGGCCTGCATGGCGCGGATGCGGATTTTTTGGCTCATGCCGGAATTTCTCCATTGACGGGCGCGGGCGGCGCTTGGTTGTAGTTCGGAGCCTGGACGGCGGCATCGAGGTCGACGCCATACTTGGCGGCCAGCGCGCGGTCTTGCTGGCGCTCGATGAGCAGGTCTTCCAGGTCGATGCCGCGCTCGGCCAGGACGCGGCGGTGGCTGGTGAGGCAGCCCTTGATCTGCTGGAGCTTGGCTTCGACATCGTCCTTAGGATTGACCCAATCCCATCGGCGGCCCTGGAAGCTGGGCGCGTTGAACTTGTCGATCTTGCTGGCGGGCAGGTAATCGAAGGGGCGGGCTGGAGACAGGAAGCCGTAGCTCAGGAACGCGCTGTAGGTGTCGCGCGACTTGCTGTCAATCAGCCAGTCCTGGATCAAGGTCCAGGAATCCCGGTCGTCCAGTACGGCGTGGCGGATGCTGGTCCAGGTGACGCCCTGGCGGTCGTTGCTCAGGCTCTCGTAGGCGACGTTGAGGCCGGAGGCGATGCCGCGCACACCGGCCAGGACGAACGGGCCGTAGTTGGCGTCCGGGTAGTTTGGCACCCAGGACGCGGGCTCGGTGCCGGCGGGCAGGATGTCGACGGCGCCCTTGCTGGAGCGCCAGACGAAGGTGCCGTCGTTTTCCTCGCCATCGGTCATGGCGGCGGCGGCGCCCGGCTCGGTCTCCTTTAGCATCATGACCTTCTCGGCGCCGATGCGGGCGGCGATGATGGCGGCCTCGTTGTACTCGCCCATCTGGTACAGGCGGGTCATGGCGGCGTGGATCCAGGGCACGCCGCGCACTTGCTCGGGCCGCATCGGCACGAAGTAGTGGCGCACCACGTCGGCGCTGTAGCGGGTGCGGCTGTAGCCGGCGCGGCCGAGGCTGTCGCCGGGGTGGCGATCGCGCAGCCAGTAGGCCACTGGGCGTCCTGCCGGGGAGAGCTCGACGCCCATGATGATGCGGCTGCCGTCGGGCCGGTCTTCGTTCAGGGTCTCGTCGAGCCAGTCGGCTTCGATCATCTGCAGGCGGAAGCCCCAGCGGCTGGTTGGGTCGGAGACGATCTTTTCCAGGACTTCACCGTCGCGGGCGATGGTGCGGATGAGCAGGCGCTCATAGGCGGCGCGGCCGAGTTGGCCGGTGACATCGTATTCGCCGCGGCGGGAGAACAGGGCGTACTCGCGCTCGAAGATGCGATTGGCGGCGGCGTCCATGACGGTGCGGCCATCCGGGCCGATATTGCCGACCCGGCTTTGCAGGCTGACGCCCTGGGCACCGACCACGTTGGTCTCGACCAGGGCCAGGAAGCGTTTGACCAGCGGGTCGTCGCGTTCCAGGGAGCGCGAGCGGGCGCGCATGGTGGTCAGGGTGTAGCGCAAGGCCTGGTTGGCGTTGCTGTGGCTGGCGATCCAGTTGGCGTTGTGGCGCTGGATGGTGCCACCGGCATACTCGGCCCGGACCCGGGCGCGGTGGTGGGCGAGCACATGGGGCGGCTTGACCGCCTCGGAGCGCACGGCGGCCCAAGTGTTCAGGCGGCGCGGCGCGGGCATCGGCTGGCCGGCCTGGCGGACGCGCACCGGGCCCAGGGTTACGTCGGCGAGGATTGGCGTGGTCGTCATGGTCAGCCCACGAAGTGCATGCGGTTGCGACTGGGCAGACCTTGCCGGCGCCGCTCGGCGGCCTCTTCGCGCTGCACTTCGACCTTGAGCTGGTTGCGCAGCGTGGTCAGGCCGCCGGCGTCGCGGGTCAGGCTGCGGTCGGCCAGGGCGCTGGTGACCACGTCCAGGCGGCCTGAGCTGCCGCGGCTGAGCAGCTCGGCTTCGACATAGTCGAGCAGGGTACGGGCAAAGGTGCGGCCATCGATGGCGACGGCGGCGCTGTAGTCGGGCAGGACAGTGGTCTTGCCGCGGTCGACCTCATGGCGCTCGGTGGCGTTTCCGACCACAGCGACCCAGTCATAGGCACCGGCGCCGTAGGTGGCTGTGATGGCCTTGGCCACGGTGGCGAGATAAGCATCGCCATCGGCCGCGGCGACGACGTTGAAATAGTGGGTGGCGGTGCGGAAGTAGTAAGTGAGCGTCCAACCATCGCCCGCCGGGTAGTCGGACAGGTCGTCCCGGCGCCAGGTCCAGGTATCGCCGGCGCGCAGTTCTGTGGGTTCGGTGGTTTGGATGGATGCCATGGGGCGAAGCATGGCAAGCGGTTGTGGACTCGTAGGGCCGAGTCAGTCCACTTTTTTTCTGACGACCTTGTGGACCCAGGATCGCGTGACGCCATACCTGCTTGCCACTACATCGGTGGGTAGGCGTTTCGCTGCCTCGGCGATGGCAATTTTTTTCGATGCGTCAGGCCGCGGAATGTAGACCTTCTCGGCCGGGAATGTCTTGGCGATCTGTCTCTCAATCTGTTCGGCGCAGTCGGCGCTTAGGCTGTGCCCGGTCTGCTCGGCGCACTCGACCACGAATTGCATCAGCTCGCGCAGGGTCATGTCAGGTCCGGCGCGAAACGCCGCCGGTGCGGCGGGACAGGCTTGGTGATCGGCGCGGTGGCAATGGCACGGGTGCGCTCGGTGCAGACGTAGGCACGGTTTCATGGGTCTGCGTTTCGCTTTCTTGGGCTGTTGTTTCGCTTTCTGGCGCTGTTGTTTCAGGCGGTGTGGCAAACAGGTCTGGGGTGAGGTTGGCTTCCCAGCGCTCCCAGACGCTGGCCGGTGTGTTGTGCAGGCCGAGCACCTGGATCAGGAACAGGCACCCGACCGTGCAGTCAAGCACCTCGTTTCGGTGGCCGCTGGGGCAGACCCAGCGCTCGGCCCAGCCGTGGGCCTGGCGGACCCGGATGCGGTGCTCGGCGGTGAGCTGGTCGTAGAACTCCTGGGGCAAGTGGCGGTTGAGGTGGATGTAGCCGGGGCCTGGACGCTTGACCTGTTCCAGGCGGCCATGGAGCAGGTCCTTGGCGGTGTCGACGCAGATCCGCCAGAGCTTGACGCCGTGCTTGATGACGCGCCCGTAGGCGTTCACGTCAACCTGGCTTGGCTTCATTTTGATGGGCTTGCCCAGGGCGGGGTCGCCCTTGCAGGCGTAGACCTTCTGGTGGGCCCGCAGCCGGCAGTAGTTGTAGGCCTGGTGGGTCCAGTTGGTGCCGCCGGTGTCGATGCCGATGGCGTCGAGGGTCATTTCGTGGCCGTGGGTGTGGCGGTATACGGTGCGGATCAGGGGGTCGAGCTTGTCGGCCCATTCGGCCTGGTCGGCGGGGGTGCCGTAGATGACGCGGTAGTCGATAGGCCACATCTCTTCGCCACGGCCGATGGCCCAGGTGACGGCTTCCCAGCGGTCGGCCTGGGTGTCGACGAACATCAACAGCTTGCAGGCGCCGGACGGGACTACATGCAGAGGAATGTCGAGGTCGGTCTGGGCGCGCTTGACCAGGACGCTGGCGTCGGTGTGTTCGTACTCCTCTTCCCAGACCTCGGCCAAGGTCTCGTTGACGAAGCCCTGCATGGGGCCGTTGTCGCCGGCCTTCTTGGCCTTTCTGGCCTCGAGGAACTCGCGCAGGATGTCAGGCCAGGCGCGCTGGGGGCTGTAGGCGGTCCAGGCGCGCACGAAGGCGACGTGGCGCGGCGCCGGCCTGGGCATGCCTTCGCCGTCCTGCCAAACCTTGGCCACGTGGTCGTAGTGGTACTGTCCGCAGCGGCTGATCCAGCGGCCGTCTTCCCACACGGCCAGGTAGTCGGCCTGCGTGATGGACTGGCGGCAGTGCGGGCAGACGTGCCTAACGGTGGCCAGAGGCTCGTCCTCCTCCCACTGCATTCCGGTTTCGTCGGCCTCGTCGCGCAGACGGCCGTAGCCAAGGGCATGGCGATGGCCGCAGTGCGGGCAAGGGATAAGGTATTCCATGACCGCTTCGGCGGCGTCCACGCGCCGGCGGATGTGGCTGGTGAGCTTGTGCCTGGGCGTGGTGCCCAGGACCACTTTCGGAAACGGGGCCCCCTCCAAGCGGCCGACGGCGCCGGTGTAGGGATCGATGGTCTTTTCCACCACGGTATCCATGGCGTCGACCTCGTCCAGGACCGAGACGGCCACCGTGATTCGGCGGAAATTCCGCGCGGCCTTGGCGCCCAGGTAGTGCTGGACGCTGCCGCGGAAGCGCACGAAGCGGACGGTGTTGGCGTCACGATCGTGACGTCGTACTGCCGCCAAGGCCTTGCAGATGTCGAAAGCGGGCGCGACCTCGCTCTTGACGAATGAGTCCCGGTCATCGTCGGTCGGCTGCCAGATGGCCAGCTTCCGGCGCCGATGGCTGGCGTTGTATTCGGCGAAGGCCACCACGCTCTTGGTGTAGCCGACCCGCTTGGCCTTCTCGACGTCGACCTCGAAGATATCGTCGTTGCTGAATGCGTCCATCCAGCCGATCTGGATCGGCCAGGCCGCCCACAGGCCCCGGCGGTGGCTGGATTCTTCATCCATCTCGAAGTGCTGCTCAGCCCAGGTGGACAGGGGCATGGGCGGATCGGCGCGCAGCGGTGCCAGTCCGGCGCGGACGGCGCGGACGACGGCGGCGCGCGTAGCGATCGGGAGGGTATGCGGGATCAAGCGTCGACCTCCTCGACCGTCGGCTCATCATCTTCCTGCAGGTCCGTGGGGTCCAGGGCATCGGCAACCAGGGAGGCGGTCTTGCGCGCCATCTCGTTTCGGGCCGAGGCGATCTCGGCCATCACCGCGTCACGCGCCGCCTGCGGAAGGTCGGGACATACTCGGCGCAGGTCAGCCGGGATCTGCTCCAGCCGGTCTACCACCGCCTGGGCGGCATTGGCCAGCACATCGGACAGCAGATCGATAGGAGCGTAGGTGCCCATGGCCACGTTGTTCTTGATGTCCTGGCCATGGCGCTGGGATCGGGCCAGCATCGCCCGTTCGGTTGCAAGATCCAGGTCGCCGGCGGCAGCCCGGCCGGCGGCCATCTCGCGTAGGTGCCCGCAGTACTCACGGAGCCATTGCCCCGCCGTGCCATCCTCGGAGAGCACGCGCCTGGAGAACAGGTCCGAAATGGCTTGCTGGCTGACCCCAACCAGTTCACCGAATTCCGCTTGCTTACACCTGGCCATCAGGTCAACCATACAACCCCCTTAGCAACCTCCACAAACCCTGAAAAGACGTGGTTCGAATAACC